CCCCCGGTACGGTCGTATTTAACGAGGGCGATATTATCGAAGTAGATGATTCGGCCGGCGTGTTTGTCGTAAACCCATTGACCTACGAGCCTTTACAGCAACGGGCGCAGTTTGTTGTGACCGCACAGGTGATTTCAGCAGGCGGTAATACTGCAACCATCCCTGTAAACCCAGAAATTATTGTATCTGGTGCGCGTCAAAACATATCTGCCGCCATTCCCAACGGTGCGCAATTGTTGTTAAGCCAAAGCCATAACGTATCAATTGCATACCATACCCAGGCGGTTGTGTTTGCAGCACCTCCTCTAAAAGAACTACGAGGCGGTGTTGAGGCCGTTACCCGTTACAGCGACCTGTATAAGCTATCAATGACCTATTCATTAGGTGCCGATATCAGGAACTACGAACAGCTAGACCGTATTGACGTTATATGCGGTGTGGCAATTAACCCTGAGTTTGCGGTTCGTATTAGATCGTAAGGACGTATTGGCCAGGGGGAAACCTCTGGCCTTCATTACAAGGAGTGTAAGTATGGAAGGTGATTTTGTAGTGTATGAAAACCGCAAAGTACCGCGAGACAATTTTAGGGTTTTTGTATATGGGAATGACAACAAACGAAAGCTTGTTAACAGTTATGACGAATTTGAGACTGCTATGGCCACAGGCGTTTGGTTTGCAACAAAAGACGAATGCAAGGCCGTCAAATCTACAAAGAAGTAAAAGGAGTGCGCGGAACACACGATGAGTTTCCGGCAAATGCCAGGTAAGGTGCGTTATGGTCTACACCGTCCGAGATTTTTCTTTTCAAGTATATAGGCTTATTAATGCATCAAACCCTACGGTTCCATTGCATGGCGATGATGAAAAATTATGCATATTGGTATTAAACCAACTTATTCAATATTATGCATCAGATGGTCAAATGATGACCATTGCAAAAACATTAAGCACAGGGACAACATTAGGGGTAAAACAAGTAGCGTTTGTTGATCCAAGCTATCCCACCGTTTCAACCCAATCGGAGCTTGTGGCATTAACAACAGGCTCGCCAAATTTTAATGTTGTACATGGGCTTTTATATTCTATAGGGGATGGTGTCACAGGCGTCGGCATTCCGGCAAACACGTTTATTACAAACGTTGACGGCAACACAATAACAATCAACAACAATGCAACGGTAACAAGCGTTGAACGGCTTACTTTTACTCATGACATAACCGATCCAACCATCGTTTATATCAAAAAAGGGCGCATGGCAAACTTAGATAGTGCATGGCTAGAATTATCAGGTGTCACATATCCGATGATTATAAAAAGCCGGGATGAGTTTTTGGCCGCCTGGAAATATGAACCGCTGCAAGGATTGCCCCGTTTTGCCATAACTTACCCCGATACAGACGTGGTCTTTGTTCAATTATACCCTGCGCCAAGCCAGTTTTTTGAGTTTTTTGTACGCGGCAAGTTTCAAATTTACGAGCTTGATTCTAACGATGATATGAACGTGGTACCGCAATATTATCGCCGCTTTTTGTTGTTTGCGAGCGCAAAGGACGTATGCCTGTACAAAGGACGCGCGGACGCATGGACGGAAAAGCTTGAGATGCAATATCAGGAGGCCTATAACAAGATGGTGGCCGCATCCGAGGTCAACCTTACCGTTTGCGGTGACGAGGAAAGTTTGCTTAATGGTGCATGGCGCGTTAGGGCAGGAATTTGATCGTGCTTGGCGAGTAAAGATTATATTTAAACTTCGCTTATATACTGGTATAATCATGTTTTAACAACTAAGGAAAAACATGATTAAAGAAGTCAACGGTTTTAAGATTTTAAAGAACTTAGAGAGCAGAAAAAACAATTCTTATGTTTTAGCGGTTTGCAAAGAATGTGGAAAAGAGTGGGAGACGGCCTTTTACACATTGAAGACTAAAAAAAGTTGCGGTTGTAATAGCTGGAAACAATTAAAGCCATTGCCTGAGTTTATTAATGGTTTTAGGACAATAAAATGCCATGGTTATGACATGGATCGCGGCGTTAGGTGGGCAACAGTTGAATGCAAAGTATGTCATCAAGAATATGAGGTTGACCCTAACAAATTACAGTATAGGAAGCATTGCGGATGTGTTGTAAAAGGCAAGATTGCATCTAAATATTCTTCTAGTCACCCAAGATTGAGAGGGATATTAAAGCATATGATGGCTCGATGCCATAATCCTAATAATAAGGATTATCACAATTATGGAGCAAAAGGCAAAACAGTTTGTGATGAATGGAGAAAAAACTCAGATGCATTTTGTAAATGGGCATTAGAAAATGGTTATGAAGAACATTTATCTATTGAAAGAATAGACCCTGAAAAAGGATATAGCCCAGAAAATTGCAAATGGGCTGATGCCTTAGAGCAAGGACGTAACACAAGGCGAGTTAAAATGACAATTGAGAAGGCACGAGAAGTTAGGACAAAATATGCAGAATTGCCTTGTTACAAAACAATATTAAATTTGTCTTCAGAATATGGCGTAAGTGATGCATCAGTTTATTTGATTGTTCAAAACAAAACTTGGAAAGAATAAAATGCCAATAGAAGACCTGCCTATATTCTGCTATTACGACAAGCAACGATTTGTGCAATTCGGTTCGATGGATTGCGCGAATTGGTATGGCATAAGCGTCGAAACAGCCAAGAAAAAGAACGCCTTATACCCTTGCATGGGACGAAAACATGTGGTGTCCGTAGGCCAAAATAAACTTATATTTACCGAAGAACCGCGTGTTCTTTTTAAGACAATTAATTTTGCTTATACGGTAATTGGGACACAAGTTATACAATTTGATGCATTTTACAACCAAAAGATCATTGGTAGCGTGCAATTAGGCACGACCGTATGGTTTGATTTTTTGACCGTTGGCACGACCATTTATGCAATGATGACCGATGAGGTAAATATTTATGTCATAACGGAAACACCAACAACAGTATCAATGGCAGTCGTTACCGACAACAATGCACCAGGGGGAAGTGCGAACCCTGGAAGCCCGATGTATGTGGCGGCTTTTGGAAACAGGTTTGTAGTGGCCAAAAAGAACACGCCAGAGTTTTATTTAACACGAATAAACCTTTTTTCAAATGCCCCTGATGCGGGAACGCTTGCCAATTGTTTTACGATAGACGGCTCGCCATTGTTTGCCGAGGCCTCAGGAATCATCAGGCAACTTGGCGTATTGCATGCCCAGCTTTATATATTTACCGATTTTACCGCCGATATCTGGGCAAACATAATTACCCAGATTAGGGTAAACAACATAATTCGTGAATTTCCCTGGAAAATAAACACAAGCTACAATTTCGATTATGGGATGGCCGATCATTTCTCGCTTAGCATCGATTTTGGGCGCATGGTATGGCTTGCAAAAAACAACGATGGATTGGTGTCGTTTATGGTATCAACAGGGCAAACGCCCGAGGACATATCAAGCCAGGCGGTAAACGTTTTGCTTGAGGGCAGTGGTGAGGGCGAACACAATTTAAGTCCCTTTGATCTTAATGATGTAAACGGGTTTTTATATCAGTGGGAAAACACAATAATTTATAGGGTATCAGCAGGCCTTTACACAGGAACAGGAATCTTAGACCAAAACGGTGACGCACAGTGCATTGAATACAATTTTGAAACCAAAACTTGGACGCGTGCAATTGAGTTAAATGGGGAGCGTAATCGCATTGAAAAGCATGTTTATTTTAACTTTTTGCATTTGGTAACAGTTCAAGGGGATTCAGCCTTGTATCAAATGGCGGGAAGCATTTATCACAATGAGCTTTTAAACCCTAATAGAACATCTGATCAATCGCCTGATGCTTTTAATAAATATCCTTTTAGGTATGAGCTTGTAACAGAACATATATTCTTAAAAGACTACGCGGAGTTTATTGATGATTATGTCGAAATTGATTTCGTATTTGGGACAGACACGGCCTTTAAAAGCCTTGCGCCGTTTCTTAACACGGTATTTTTGGTGTCTGAAGATTCAACGCCTGATGCGCCAGAATACCTGGTCGCGGAAGACGGGACAACGTTTCTTATTGCAGAGGGAACTAATACCCCTAGTTTTGATGATAACCATTATTACGCTTTATTTAAGCCTCACATAGAACTGTATTACAGCGATGATGGTGGCGTGACCTTTACAACTGCCGACCTTCGCGAATTTAGCCCGCTTGGAAAATATCGGTGGCGTATGCGTTGGTATGAATTATCGGTTAGCCGAAATCGATGTTACAAACTTATATGTGTAAGCCCTTCTCCAATTGTGATATTGGGTGGCGTTAGGAATACACGCCGCGCTTCAGGAGGTGCGAATTGACCCTAGCACTAGACAGGATAGATTCAGCTCCCTTGGCCGACTCTGGATTTCCTTTTATGTTTAACCAGTGGGTGGCGGTTCTTGTTGATTCATTAAACGAGACAATCCAGGCACTGCAAAGCGCGGTATTGTCGGTAAACCCAATAACAACAACAACACAAGCGGCGCAAATTAATAGCAACTATGTACCGATTAATGTGGGGGCAACAACCATCACATTGCATGATTTGGCGGCTGTAGGCTCTAGGGTGGTTGTTTCAGGCTTTGGCGCAGGCGGATGGGTATTGGTACCGGGTGCCGGCCAAACCATAAAGGTCGCAAGCGCGGGCGCGAGTGCAGGCACTAGCATTACTAGCACCTCACGATATGATAGTATAAGCATAGTATGTGTCGTGGCCGATACGACATGGATTACGCAAGCCTCGGAAACAGCAGGCTTTATTATTGTATAATGTTGGAGCAATTATGGTGTGGAGAAGTGTTATAGGTTCGCTGCCTAAATCAGGGGACACAGTATTAACAATAGATGCAAACAAAGAGCAAACCGTTTGTGTTTACAAAGGCAACAATGATTGGCGATACATGGGTTGTTATGATGATTGCTGTAAATGTAACGCTGGCAATATTACACATTGGATGAGATTGCCCGACCCCCCTTCAAGGGAATGACATTATAGGGACATAAAAATGGGACTATTTTCAAGTTGGTTACACCCTGAAAAGGGATACAAGGCAGGACAAGGGCAGCTTGATAAGTATTACAGCCAAGGTATGAACTTTGTTACACCCTATGCTAACCAAGGAAAAGATGTCTATCTGCCTATGGTCACGGCAATGGCAGACCTTTTAAACCCACAAGCTCTACAAGATAGGTGGCGTGCAGGATATACGGAAAGTGCGGCCGCCAAAAACGCGGAAGCGCGTGCGCAAGAACATGGATTAAGTGCGGCCTCTAGCATGGGGTTGTTGGGATCAAGTCCTGCATTACAAGCAATTCAAGCCGGAACGGCAGAAATAGGCGCGGCAGACGAGCAAAAGTACATGGAAGACCTAATGGACAAGTATAAGACCGCATTAGGAATTGGAACGAGCATTTATGGCACAGGCGCGACCGCCGCAGGACTTGGTGCAAATGCCGCAGGAAACATGGGGGAAAACTCAGCCAACATGGCCTATGGTGCGCAAAATTCACCAGGTAGTTTGATGAACGGGTTATTAGGCATGGGTGGCAGTATTTTAGGCAGTGCATTAGGCGGACCACTAGGCGGGATGCTAGGCTCTAAGCTTGGATGGTCAACGACAGGGGGCAAATAAGATGGCACTTAATATCCCTATGCCCATGGATTTTGGCGAGTCGCTCCTTAAAGGCGTTGATACGGGAAGCAATTTCTTTACACGCCTTATGCAGCCTATTATAGAACGTGAAAAGCAAGCGCAATTAGAACGCCATTTTCAAGAAGAACTAAAGCTAAGGAAGGCAGCGGCAGGGCGTGCTGGTGCCAATTCTGATTTACAACGGATGATGATGCAAGAACAATTGCTTGCCTTAAAGCACAAAAACGATCCTAATTGGGAACTGCAAAACTATCTTAACACAATGAAGGCCTTCGGTGGTGGTGGCACTTCTGCGCCAAGTATGGCGGCACCTCAAGAGGAATTTGGTGAAGGCCAGGGCATGTTTACGCCAGAAGGATTGCAAGAGGCGCAAGCCGTTCCTGAGCAACAAGCGTCTGCCTCACCCGGCACAGGATTCAATACTGATGTTTTTAAGCAAAACCCTTTGTTGCGTGGGTTTTTTAAGCACAAATTTGGCGTTGATCCTTTGGCCGTTGCACCACAAACACCTGAAGAAAAAAATGCGGCACAACTTGATTTATTTAAGCAAAAAGAGGCGATAAAAGCCCAAAACAAAGGTGCGAATACTAATGCGGTCAAAACCAAGGCACAAAATATTATTAATGGTGTTCCCAATGCGTTGCCTATAATCGATGAGATAATTGCATCTGTTGAAAAGGGAAATGTCCCGGGACAACTTGTGGGACGTTATTTTTCCCCTGATGCACAAGCAACTTATGCTGGAAATATTTCAGAGTCTGCGGAAACATTGGCCAATTCATTAGGGTACCCAAATACTGAAGGCGGTTTCCATCAGGCAGAAAAGGTTATAGCAAGACAAGCTGGTGAATCTGACAATCATTATATTGAAAGGCTTAAGACGTTAAAAAAGAGGCTCGTGAAAAGAAGAATTGCCGCTCAAAACACTTTAAACGGCACTCATTCCCCGATCAGCAATGATGATGATTGGGCTTCGAAATCTGATGAAGAACTACAAAAGATTATTAGGGGAGAAAAATGATAGAAAAAACTCCTCAAGAAAAAGCTCGGATTGAACTTGCTAGACGAGAACTAGAAAGACGATCACAATCCAAAGAAGAACCCAACCTACTGCAAAAGTTTATACGACGCGGATTAAAAGACCCCGCAATCGGCATTTTAAACATGGGACGAGAGTTTGCTAACTTGCCTAATAAATTGACGCGTGGTTATATTCCAGAGCTTTCTCCTTCAGATTATGATTTTGCAGAAGCATTGGGCGTTGAAAATCCAGACACAACAGACAAAGCAATACAACTTATAAGCCAATATGCCCCATCATTTGCAATTCCTGGCGTAGGTTTAGGCAGGGCTGGACATGCTATATCTAAAATACCAGGAGCAGGGCGTTTCATATCTAAGGCCGTGTCAGAAGCAATTCCACAAGCGGCTTATAGTGCTGCCCAAGCGCCAAAGGACAAGGCATTAGAATCAGGATTGGAAACGGGAGCAACCATGGCTCCATTTGGCGTTTTGTCAGAACTCATGAAAGGCGCAAGCCCTACTATGCGAACAATTCTTAAAGGAGGTGCAGCAGGACTTGCTGGATTTGGTACAAGAGAAGCCGCAAAAGGCATTGGGATAGGGGAAACGCCCGCTGATTTGGCAGCCATTACAGCAGGTGCTTTTGCAAGCCGTGGCATGCGCAATTCTCATGATGTTATGAAGTATTTAACTAAAGGCATAAATGAAGACCTGGCCAAAACAAAATTAGAGGCTGCAAAAAGGATTGGCCTTCAATATCTCACCCCTGCTGAAGCTGGGGTTAATCAAACTTTGGCCAAAAGGCAAGGTGCGCTTGGTCGTACTGAAGAAGGCAGTCAATTGATGTATGAAAAAGGCGTGGAAAGGCAAGCCAGCGAAAGACGCGCCATTGAAAATACTTTAAACAAAATTTATAACCCATCTATGGAACCTCAGATTAAAGAGGCTTACAAGAGCGTAGCAGACGTTAACTTGCCTCCTGATTTCCCATTGCAATTTAAAGACAATGCTATTGTCAAACAAGCAGAACGTCTTGTTAAGAAAACACCTGCTTATCAAGAAAGCCTAAAAGAAATGCTGCCTGAAAATGTAAAACTTAATCCTGGCCAAACCGATGTGCAACCAACAAGCCTTGTATATTGGGATCATGTAAAACGTGCCATGGATGACATGGTTGAAAAGGCAGAACGCTCAGGCAACAGAAACGAAGCTCGAATTATTTCAGAAACTCGCGCTAAAATGCGAAACCAAATGGACGAGCATTTCCCGGAATATTTTAAAGCCAGAAAATTATACGAACTCAAAAAGACGCGTGAAGGGCTAGAAAAAGTTTTTGACAGAAAAGAGATAACTGGATCAAACTTCTATCAGGCACTCGCATCTGAAAAGAAATTTGATGAATTAATGACACACCTAAAACATGCACCAGAAGCTGCACATAACCTTAAAGATATGCGCCTTGTATTTAAAGAATTGCTCGGAACTCCTACCATCAAAACCGTAAAGGGAGGAGAAGAACGGGGAATGTTTCAGCACAGGAATGAGGGAAGCTTCCTAGAAAGCTTGTTTGAGCATGCCTTCACTGGCGGCAAACACGAAAAGGAAGCAATAGAGTTTATAACAAGCCCAGATTGGAACAAAAAGCTCAAAGAGATCAATAAAATATCAGACAAGCAACTTAAGTTAGCAGCTTTTGCAACAGCGTTGACGCGAGGAATTTCTCAAGCAGCAGGACAAAAAGAACGCAAACCAATGGAACTAGAGGTTACTGAAGGAAGAAGAAAATAATCAATGATCTCTAAGCCATATACCATACCAAATTATAAATACAACAATTAATCCACCTAAGTCCATAATAATACCCCATTAAATCCAGTGAAAACCATGTGCCATAATACCCAACAACCCAGTAAAACCCGCTATTGTAAAAGTTGTTAAGCTTACCAGTAATCCTATTGTCCATTTAAAATCAGACCGCATTTCTTTTCTTAAATCTTTAAATTCATCATCATGCTTTTCTAGTTTTTTCTCAATCCTGATTAACGTCTGGTTAACATGCCCTATCGATTGTTCAAGCAAAGCCGTGCGCGTCTCAAGCTTATCAGGATTTACCTCTCTTTCTAATATCATAAAAGCCTCTTAAATTTACTACATAAAGACAATAACACACTATGCACAAAATGCAAGCATTATTTAATATATGTCTCATCTAGCCATTTATTAAATCTTTCTTTGTGTATAAATATTTTTCTGCCTATGCGCACTATTGCTTTGCTTTCATCAAGCCCATTGCTTTTGCTCTTAAATATTTTGTCTCTTAGAGATCCCATGGTAAAAAGTTTCTGGTTTTCTACAAATTGCTTTAGTGAATATAAATCATCCATTGTTATCCTTTGTTGTTATTGATTTTAACGTATTATATTGGATGGATTTATTAACACAATAGCATAGGATCATAAAAACCTATAAAATAATGATATCACAGTTATCAAGGATGATAGCGCATGGCCACAACGTTAGTTCGCGGTTCAAACCCCGTTTGGTCGTATGTAGACCTTACAGGCAAGCAATTCGACGACACATTCTATATGTGGATTTTGGAAAATGACATCCCCTATTTCCCGGCAACCGTTTGGCACGACCCTGCCGGAAATGTAGCTTGGACAAACCCTATACAATTTTTTGCAAACGGTACATTGCCGATAGACATATATTGGGATCCAGCCGTTGTTTACAGGCTAGAATTTAGGCAACATCTAAACCCATTGACCCCACCTACACAGGCCGATCCATTAATTTATCTGGTAGAAAACTATCAGGTAGGGTCAGGAGGGATAAACCCCAACATCTTTGGCATTGCTACAGAAAACCAAATAAGCAACCCGCAATTTGAGGCCGTGCTATTCGGTTTGCCTATTGTGCTTACATCAGTCACAGACCAAAGCATTGAAATAGCACCTGGATGGGTTTTGAACACCTTCGGCACGGGCAATATAACAGTCGATCGTATAGCATTAAACAATTTATTAATTAACCCATCAAACGCGCCGTATGCATTACATTTAACGTTATCTGGCTTTAACAGTGCAAATATTAACCAGCGGTTTAACCAAAACGGCATGCTTTGGACATCAACCGCTGGCCATACCCGTTTTGTAGCATCGGCCTTGACCGCGCGTGCCGTTGCAAGTGCGCCTGTAGTTTCAGCACAAATTGTAGATTCAGATGGCAACACGCTGGGCACGGTTTTATCAAATACTGTATTAAGCGGGGCTTTCAATGAATATACAGGCTCTGGCCAAATGGCGGCAACTACAAACACCGACACCCCACCTGCCGCATGGATTGAATATCAATTATTGCTGCCAGGTACTATTGATGTTTATCTTACCAGTTTTCAATTAATACAAACCGAAAGTGCCGCACAATTCCCCTTTATTGAAGATTCAATAGAAAGACAAATTGATCATCTTTTTCATTATTACAAACCGCAGTTGGCCTTTAAGCCAATTAAAAGTTATTTAGTTGGCTGGGACTTTCCCTTGAATCCTGCGCAAGCCCTGGGTCGATCGCCTCCCATTGGTCCATTCGCCACCGGCAACAACAAAGGCTATTATACATGGGATCAGACCATACTCTTTCAGACCTTAAGCAATTCCATAGCAACATTAGATGAAGTTGCAGGCAATGGTGCAATGGTATTAGGCATGGCACTTGCCGGACAGGCGGCCATTATGCAATATCTTCCAAATCCAATGTGTAGAGAAATTTTATTAGGTAGGTTTTGTACAAATATAATTGCAGGGTATACCGGAACCGCCCCTGCAGGGATTACCGTGACAATGTGGTATACAACAAACGGTGCCGTGCCTACCTTGACCAATACTTTTTTTACGGGCTTAGATGCAAACGGCGTGCCAACAGGCATCACGGCTGGTTGGTTTCAAGTCCCAAGAGACACCCTTGGAAATGCAACGCTTCCCGCATTGGCTTCTGCATATACAAATTATCAATTAAGCGGATGGGCGTTAAACAATGAAACGGCGGCCTTGTCTGCAAACTTTTTTGCGATTGTAATCGGTTCGAGTGCGCTGCCTATCAATGCCTCGCTCGGTTTTCTATCAGTTTCATTAAATGCAGGGGACATACCAACTATTCCAGCCCCTCAAACACCGGGAGAGGTATTGCTAGATTGCCAATTTTACTTCCAGAAATCTTTCATACCAGGTGTTACCCCTAATGCCGCTGTAGGCCAAGGAAAGGGTGAATCCTTTGGAGTGCAATATACAGTCTCACCAAACCCAAGTGCTGGTCCATTTGTAAGGTTTGCAACCCCGATGAGAAAAAGCCCCGATCCTACTACAGGCGTTATTTTGTATAATCCGATTAATAATAATACTCAAATCACAACCCCAGGGGTTGGCGATTGGTCAGGTTCTACGCCAGCCAACGTTAATGCTTATGGTTTTTTTCCGACAGGCGTGCCAAATGGCGGAGGTGGTTTAGGGAATTTATGTATTGTTAATTGGACAGCGGATGCACGTCTTGGAATTGTATAAATTATACGGAGATAATAATGGCCATACCTTACACAAGCAGTTACGACGAAACAATCCCTTTTAGTGATGTTTGCGTCCAGATGTCACTTGCAACAAATACCGCACAAACCTATACGCTTCCCGGGAATGCCACAAACAATTATGTGGTACGGTTTGGCTTTCCAACGAACAGCATTGTGTTTGTAGGCAAAAACGCAACGCCTGCAACGCCTGCCCCTGGTGGCCAAACCACCACGCAATATGTGGAATTCATAAACCCTGGGGAACAACGATATTGTGTGGGCGGGGATGTTTTAAGCTTTGTCACACCGGATACATCAGCGCGTATTGGAATATCGGTGCGCTCTATCCCATAAAACCATGAAGTAGCACGTTTAATGATTAAGGATGATCATGACGATACTTACAAAGAAATTCAGCGAGTTTATTTCGGGCGGCGACCTTGAAAACAGCAATATAACAGTCGGCCTTGAGTCGTCCGAAAACGCGCGATTTAATAATCCCTGGACGTTTTTGCCGCCTGGAAACACGGGCGATAGACCACCTATTGCACCTGCTATGTTTGATCGTTTGCGGTTTAATACGACTTTCCAGGAATATGAATATTACAATTCAGGAACCGCCGCCTGGGTGCAATTAAACAATACGGGAACGATTGCCGGACCATTCGTAATTTATGAAGCCGATGCAGGACTTCCCACCGCGTTTAACCTGGGCGGTTTAAGCACAGGATTGCTTAAACAAACCGTTTCATTGGGCGTGGCCACGCCTGCAAATGCATTGCTTGACACCGATTACTATGGTCCTGGCATGTCAGGGTACTTGCAAGCTCCTGCGGGTGTCAAAGATTCCACAGGCGTTATTATTTCAAGAAATATTGGGCTATTAAGTGCGGTCAATTATTTGACCTTTTCAAACAATATAACGCTCAACAATCCTATAGTAAGCGTGGATGGAACAGACGCCACAATTGGGATTTCAATTCGATCAAAAGGGGCAATCCCCGTATCGCTTGAAACAACAGCGAGCAATCCGGCCTATGTTTTTAGGTCAGGCACATCGATGCTTCATACCACCAATTTTATCATGGCAAACACGATTGCAAGCCGTGATGTTACCTGGCAAGACGCAAGCGGCACGGTAGCTTATTTGGCCGATATTCCCTCGGTTGTTCCATCAGCCCTTACTAAGGTTGATGATACAAATGTAACAATTACATTGGGTGGAACACCAGCTACCGCACTTTTACAGGCCGTTTCATTGACGATGGGATGGACGGGAACCCTTTCAGAAACCCGTGGCGGCACAAACCAATCAACTTATGCCCTAGGAGATACTTTATATGCGAGTGCCGCCAACACGCTTTCTAAACTTGCGGGAAATATTACAACAACCAAGCAATATCTTTCACAAACCGGAACAGGAGCGGTATCTGCCGCGCCTGTCTGGGCAACCATTGCAGGCGGCGACATAACGGGAGCCGCCCTTACTAAAACAGATGATACAAACGTTACTTTGACCCTTGGAGGCACACCTGCGACTGCGCTGCTTCGTGCGGCATCATTGACCCTTGGATGGACGGGTACTTTAGGCGTTAGTCGCGGAGGCCTTGGTCAAGGTGCAACTCCGGCCACAGGCGACATCCCCTATGGTGGCAGCAGCATCTATACACCAACATCATTGACCGCCATTATCGATGCATCAATTGGAAATACCCAGGGAAATATACTTTATCGCAATGCAAGTTCCTGGGTAGTGTTGGCTCCTGGGGTCAATGGGCAATTGCTTCAATCTCTTGGTCCGGCCGCCAACATTCAATGGGTAACTTCCTCTACAGTCACCCCTAATGCTCTTACGAAAGTTGATGATACAAATGTCACGCTTACATTAGGCGGTACGCCTGCTACTGCTTTGCTACAACCTGTGACCTTAACACTTGGATGGACAGGAACACTTGCCGTAACTCGCGGTGGTACTGGTTTAAGTTCGATATCTCAAGGTGATATCATCTACGGAAGTGCGGCCAATACTTTTTCAGCCTTGGCAAAGGACACAAATGCTACACGTTATCTATCAAACCAAGGAACAAGCAATAATCCTTCCTGGAACCAGGTGAATCTCGCCAATGGTGTCACGGGCAATCTTCCAGTAGCCAACCTTAACTCCGGTACTTCAGCTTCCTCAAGTACCTTCTGGAGAGGTGATGGAACTTGGGCTGTAGCGACGGGAACTGGTATAGCCACAGTAACTCAGCAACACTTCAGCGCTAATGGCACTTATACTCCGACTTCTGGCATGAAGTACTGCATCATCGAGTGCTGGGGCGCAGGCGGTGGTGGCGCTGGTTGTGCTAATTCTGGAGCCACAGGAAATATCACTGGAGGGGGAGGAGGGTCTGGCGGTTATTCCCGTACTGTATCTACAGCGGCAACTGTGGGTGCCTCGCAAACTGTCACTATTGGAACATTAGGAGCTGGAGGAACTGCCGGACCCAATGCTGGAAGCGCTGGCACAGCTACATCCGTAGGAACTATATGTGTTGCCAATGGTGGAGCTGGAGGCGCAGCGGCAAGCAATGGCGGACTTGGAGGTACAGCAGGTACAGGAGATATAATAGGAACTGGCGCACCAGGTTTCCCAGGGTTTGTGAACACCATAAACACGATAGCAGTTATCGGAGGCCAAGGCGGATCTAGTTCTATAGGTGGTGGAGGTGTGACACGATCTACTCAAGGAACCGGAAATGCAGGAACGGGATTTGGTTCTGGAGGAGGAGGAGGAGTTTCTGTTTCAGCAGGAGGCACTGCCGCAGGAGGCGCGGGAACCGCAGGATACGTCTTCATTACAGAATACATTTAATTTTTAAAGTTTTATGCTAGTATAAGAAGGTCAATTTTAATAAACGCACGGAGCACTTATTATGTCATTTTCTGTAACCGAATTAGAAGCAAAACGCGCTACTTTCTGTATGCAACGCGATCAAATCTTAGGACAATACAACCAATTGTGCGGTGCAATATTTGCACTTGATGAACTTATTAATCAGATGAAACAATCAGAAGCAGCACCAGAGCCAGAACCCGTATCGAACGAGGAACCTAAAGATGGCGAAGAAATTCATAGCTGATGCTATAAAAAAACCTGGAGCTCTTCATAAAGAGCTAGGAATCAAAGAGGACAAAAAAATCCCTGCCAAGACTTTAGCAAAGGCTGCAAAAGCACCAGGCAAAGAAGGGCAACGCGCAAGATTTGCACAAACTTTACGTAAAATAAACAAATAGGAGAACACTATGGACAAAATGCCAATGAAAGAAAAAAAGAAGCATGATGACAAGAAAAAGGGAAAAAAATATTAGGAGGCTAAGATGGCTTACGACGAAACCCCGAAGAAAACCATAGAGGTACGGGAAGGAAGGCGCGATTACGGCCACGATGACTGTATCAAGGGCGCAGAGGCCGCCGGAAAGTTTGGTGTTCGAACTGACGCCGCTGCCGAGGGCGTAGGCTATCTCGGCATGGACGATATTGACCGCATGAGGCGCAAGGATTGGGTCAGGACTTAAAACTGTAGTAGACTTAAATTGCATTTAACAGGATGTTAAATTTATAAAACAAGGAGCGTTTCCAATGCCTATTACAGCTATTGGTCGTTATTTTGTAGGCGACCCAAATATTGTTGCGATTGTCACTACCGATGACCTGGCCACAATCACTACAACAGACTATCTCACAACACAAGAAGATGAGATTCAAGCCATTCAAAACGGCGAGTTTCAATGGACAGACACAGACCTTGTTCTTATCTATTATTCCCCTGCACAAATTGGGTTTTTCACCAGAGATGCCACAAATAATACATTTGACGCCTTAAATCCTTCTGGCGGCCTAACCGATACGCTTCAAAATGGAAACATCTTCGTAGGTAATGCGTCCAACGTTGCAACAGGCGTGACTCCATCAGGTGATATTACACTTACCAATGCAGGCGTATTTGGGATTGCTCCCGGCGTAATTGTTAATGCTGATATTAACGCATCTGCTGCTATTGCATTTTCAAAGTTGGCCGCATTGCCAAGTGCACAGATTTTAGTAGGGTCTGCAGGAAACGTGCCAACAGCCGTTGCATTGACAGGCGATATAGCCATTAGCAATACAGGCGTTTCATCAATACAAGCTGGTGCTATTGTTAATGCCGATATTAATGCCGCCGCTGCAATTGATTTTAGCAAACTGGCATCTTTGACATCGGGCAATATCCTGGTAGGCTCTGCCGGAAACGTCCCTACTTCTGTAACGATGTCAGGGGATGCGACAATAATTGCATCCGGTGCCTTGACCATTGCCAATAATGCCGTTACCAGTGCCAAGACCTCTCCACTTCTCTTAAAATATGCAACCGTCACAATCTCGGCTGCTGAATGGAACGGTATGTATGCCGCACCTAAGCTTATTTTGGCCGCAGGTGGTGCAAATACCTTTATCTCTGTAGAGCGTGCCGTATTGGCCATGACTTTTGTATCTGCCGCTTATGCTGCTGGTGGCGTTGTTAAATTTCAATATGATTCCACAGTAAACGGTGCAGGCGTTGCAGCATCCAATTCAGAGGCTGCTGCTGACTTCTTTGCTGCTGCAAGCACCGCGTTTTCGTTCGATGGTGTCTCGGGCAATACCGTGGCAATTGCTCCGTTCACAACCACCGTTAACAAAGGGATTTATCTCTCGAACTTAACCGGAGCCTTTACTACTGGTGACGGAACATGGGTGTGCCACATTTGGTATCGCACTATACCAACTGTATAGTTTTAAACCCGGGCGCAAGGGCAAGCTTTGCGCCTTTTACCTTAGGAGTGGAAGTATGATTAGCAATGGATTTTTGCATTGGGTTATGAAATACGAAGAGTTTAATCCTAATCCTCGTTTAAGCAATAAAGGATGTGTTCAAATAGGCTTTGGACGCAATATAGATGAAATTGGAATTTCTTTAGGTGAGGCATCAATTTTATTAGAAAACGATCTGTCCACAATTTTATTAAACCTAAATCATTTTCCTTGGTTTGTAATCCAACCTAATTTTGTTAAAGATTCTATAGTCCATCTTTGTTACATCTTTGGAACCTTAAATGTTTTAGACATGGATGATTTTAAAGATTGTCTGAAAAGGCTAGATTATAAAGGGGCAGCACGCGCCATATTTGCCATTGAAAGCCTGGGCATGCCATATGAAAGATTAAAGGACATCGCACTTGTTGTTTCCGAAGGGAACAGGGAAAATGTCCCTGCGGCCTGAGCAAATAACCCACATCAATATAGTCAATTGGTTTCATCACAATTTTCCCGAGTTGGCAGATGATTTCCATCATTTTGCCAACGAAAGGAAATGCACCCAGATGGAAGGTCGAACCCTAAAACGCATGGGAGTTAAAAAAGGCGTATGGGATTTTTTCCTGGCATTGCCCATGGACGAATATCATGGCCTTTGGATAGAGCTTAAGGTCGGTAAAAACAAAATGACCAAAGAGCAAATAGAGTTTGGGGTTAGGAAATCACTCCGAGGATACGCGGCCATCCCTTGTGTGGGGTTTGATGGCGTAAAGCACATAATTCTTTCATACCTGAAAAACTACATTCCTAATAGAGAAAAACTTGGACAAAAATTTAGCACTGAATATGAACAAATAGTTAGTACATGTTTAATACAACTTTGAAAAATGTTAACTGATTGATTTTACTGTCTATTGTTTGTTAAGTCTGATTATTCTAAAAATCAGATGCATTGGTGTGTATTTAAAATATCAGACTTATGATATAATGTATTTATGACAAAAATATTACAAGATCTCATTTGCAATAAGCATGGAATTTCTTCCCATACTTTATCTGGAAAACTTAGACCACGCTGGAAATGCAAAAAATGCGTATATGATTCTAGCATGAAATATCTTTACGGACTTAAAGAAAAAGCCTTAACCTATAAGGGAGGAAGGTGCAGCAAATGTTCTTATAATAAATGTAAAAGAGCACTTTCATTTCACCATGTGGATCCATCTCAAAAAGATTTTAATATTGGAACATTGAGAAGTTGGGGTAAAATTAAAACAGAATTAGATAAATGTATTCTGTTATGTATGAATTGCCATCATGAGGTTCATGATAAAGAAGACAGGCACAAAGGCGAAGAAAGAAAATATTATATGAACCGAAAAGAAGTGTTCATAATTAACTACAAAATTTTGAACAATCAAATGTCAATTAAACAAGCAAAAGAATTGCTGGAAGAAAAAGAAGGAAAATCCAACAGGAAAACTAATTTACGATTGGATTTATATTGAATCATACTCTAATAAAATGCAAAGCTCGACATTTCGTGCATATTTCTGTCGGGGTTGCTATTGCTGGTTGTTCAAGAGTTTCCCATTGATGGTTGCATCCAGTGAAGTCTACATAGCCCTCAAAACCATCAATTTGTTTTGGTTCGCAATAGTTTTCAATCATGGACTGTATTTTTTTTATTAATTGTTCATGTAATCGGTATGTCCAACAAGCACCAGCTTCAGTATATACATCTGCCCAATTTAAAATATCCTCTAGCTCTTCTTTAGTGAAATCATTCATTCCGGAAAAACCTCATAAATAATATTGCAGGCATGGCAGGCATTGGCCTCGATCATCTTTCTTTTCTTTTCTTCTTGGACAGTAAATATATCGCGCTTTAGTTCTTTGCCACATTCTAGGCATGTCTTTAAGTCTTTAATAAAAGGATCATGCACTTTAAACAAATCACTCATTATTTTCAACCTTAGGGCTAAATCCACACTTATTGCATTTGGCAACAGCGCAAGCACCGCAACCGCTTAAATAATACTCGTGCTCGCAATAGCTATCAACCATGGCCTGGACTTTTGTTTGTAAAGCACGCATTGCATCTCCACAATTGTTTGTCCTTTCTCTAACGTAATGAATGCCCCACAAAAGCGTTTGAAGCTCGTATTTTGTTAAGGTATCTAGGACGTTATCAGCCATTTGTTGGAATCCCCCTATAAATTTAGTATCATAAAATTACAACATTTAAAGAGATAATGCTATGCCATTAATAAAAGGCGCAAAACCTGGCAGCAAAGGCTTTAGTAAAAACGTAAAAGAGATGGTAAATTCCGGCCATCCTG